GGGGCCGCGCCGCCAAGAACTGGCGAGAGGCAATGAACCAATTTGCCATCCTCTACGCAGACCGATTCACCAGGACCGGCTCGTAGCCTCGTAGAAGCGCCTCAAACACAGAATTCCTGACACTCCCCGCGCCGCCGGACGTGACGTCATAGATCGCCGCGCCCGAAACAGCAAACAGCCTACTTTGCGCCGTCGATCGGCCGTTGTACTGGATCAACGAAGTGACTGCGGCTGGCATCCCCGTCGCCCACTGCCGAAATCCCGTTCGCTGGCTCAATCCCTGAGGGGTCGCGATGAAGTTCTGGATGCTGAGCCCGTACGCAGGGTTCATATTGACCAGCGCATCGACGGTGTTCAGCCCCTTGACCGGAGCCGGAAGCGAAGTCGTCAGGTAGCGCTGACGCTGAGGCATGCGCGCGCCCCTCATCACGTCACCCAGTTTCCGTCTGGGATGTTCGCCGTCGAGATCAGCGGGACGGCCGCCCCACCGGCAAGGGAAAGCCTCGGGGCTGGGCTGTCAGTTCCCTTCACGCGTTCCAACGCTCGTTGGAAGTCCACTAGGGCGGCCGTCGTGTCGAAGCCTTCCGCGGCTAGCCACTTGACCTTGGCGCCATAGACGACGACGCGATAGTCGAACACCGGGACGTCGCTATCCTGCTGGAAGTCAGGCTTGGAGGCACCCGTCGCAGCGTCAATCACGACCGCGTTGGAGACGTATTCGTATACCAGCGTCAGCGGCACTGCGCCTGGCGTTGGGTAGAACGTGATCTCGTTGTTCCAGACGCGGTAGCGCTCAAACGGAGACGTCGACAGGTTCGTCGTCAGCAGCATCTCGTACTGCGTCGGCGTCAATGGCCCGCGGAGCGGCCAGCGATTCGTGGTGTCGAAGAACGTGCCGCTGAGGAAGCGCTCAATGTCTGCGGGGAACGGATAGGACGCCTGCCCGGCAACCGTCGTCAGGACATAGCGCTTCTGGAGAGCCTGCCAGTCCTTCTCCAGCAAGAGGTCTTCGCATGTCGCGCGGACCATCGCCAGCAGCTTCAGAACATTCTGGTCTTGCGAGCTCAGCACAACCGTTGGCTGCGGCAGATTGAGTTCTCCTGCGATCGTCTGGACGATCTTGATAAGTGACTTTGTAGCCATTGCGACCCTTGATGAGGTTCTTGTTTGACCCAGCCCGATCGCTGCGAGGTGGGTGATCGATTACTGCTTGACCGGCTTGCCGAATCGCATCTTGACCGGCGCTTCCCCAGCGGGCTCTCTGTCGGCAGCGGCCTGGGTCGGCGAAGCCGACTGGTCACTGACCAGCTTCTGCAAAGCTTTGATCTGCTCCTTCAGCTCGTCGATCTCACGCGATCGATCGGCACCAGCACTGAGGAACGACTTCGCATCTCGCTTCAGCTTCTGGACATTCGGGATGTCGCCAATCGAAGCGTCTGTTAGGTCGGCAACCTGCTCGACGCTGCGAATATTGTTGTACTGAAGCAGCTTGACGAGATTCGGCGGCAGGGCTGCCCACTCTGACAACGGAGTGCCGAAGACATCCTGGGCAGCGCCGGTAGAGTACCTTTCCCACTCAAGTGGAAAGCGCCATTTGTCCATCTCGGTCACTGGACGGTGCACGCTGGTTAGCTTGTCGCCGGGCGAGAAGATCGTTACGAAGTCCTGCTCGACGTAGTGAACGTCGCCGTCGTCAGCAAGGACAGTCTGATACGGTGAGTAGACTGACTCCTTGGTGAACTTGACGGTCAACTGATCGTCGGCGCCGTAGATTGCATGGGCGACGAATCGCCTGGTTTGCTGGTGGCGAACGCCTTCCTTCTCTAGCTCTGCAAAGTTCGTTCTGTACTGGAGGTCGTTCAGCTTCTTCTGGACGTCCTCGGGAACGCTCTGAGAGGTGGGTTTATCACTTGTCATCATGAGACTCCAATCAAAGTGGCCGCTACTTGCGGCCACACCTATTTATTGGTTCTCTGACCTTGGGGTCTGACGAAGGGAAGCCCGCCAGCGGCGGGCTCGGTTGGACTCGGTTTGGTTAGCCGTTGCCGTTCATCGCAGGTCGATCGAGCTGCATCACGGCAAAGCCCGCGGATGGTGTGCCATCCGCGGTCTTCGTAACCATGCCGTCGATCTTGTCGCCCGCCACGACAGCGTCATCGACTTGACCAGCCGTAGCCGTTGCATAGACAGGCGCATTCGCCACAACCGTTGCAGCCTTGACGACCGCGGCGCCAGCGATCTGGTACCAGCCGTATGAGTTCGCCACGTTCGCAGACATCGCTACGGCGACAGGACCGCGACCGCCAGCGGCGGTCAGGGTCGTGGAGCCAGCGAACTGGTCGAAGCGTGCGACCAGACCGACAGCCGTGCTAGCTACACCCTTGAGATAGATGAACTCGCCCTCGCCGTAGACGGGATCGAACGCCGTGACGATCTTGCCGAGCGGATGCATCGCAACCGCGCTCGTTGCTGCGATTGGCTGAGCGCCAATCAGTGTTGAAGTAATCGAGTAAGCCATGTCGCCCCCTTATGTGTTGCTGAACACGCCCTGGAACTGAGCACCGGAGCAAGTCAGGTTTCCGGCCCAGACCAGCGTCTTGACCGTGGCGTCTTGGTTGATCGACGACTTGTCGTCCAACGCAACGAAGTTGCGATCCTTGTGGGGACGCCATTTGAGGTACTTCGTATTCAAAAAGTACGCCGTGTTCGTACCGATGCCCGAAGCTGCGGTGTCGAGAACAACCGGAATCCCCTGGAACATCAGCGCCTGGAAGCCGCTGTTTGCGGAGTCAGCGCTTGTAAAGCGTTGCTGGACCTGCAGGCCCGTCTGGAACAGGGCATACAGTGCAGGCGACGCGACGATCATGTCTGGACGATCCGTGCCGCGTGTCAGCGACGTGATGTACAGGTTCCAGTACTTGATCAAGTCCGCACCAGTAGCCGCGACGCCGGTTCCATCAACGCTCGCCTGGAACTTCTTGTTCCTCCAGAATGCGTTGTCGGCAATGCTGCGGTCAATACCTCCGTAGACGTTCGTCGCAGACAGCGGAACCGCTGCGGCCAAGCCGGTCAGGTTCTTGCCGTTGTTGCCAGTTCCATCGAGATACAAGTGCGTGTTAAGCAAGTTCTTCATCGTGCTCTCGGCGACGTTCACACGTGCTTCGACCAAGTCGATGATCTGAGCCTTGCCAGAGTTCGTCAGTTGCTCGCGACCACTGAATGTGACCGGCACCGCATACTGCGACCAGTTGTATGTAGCAGCGGACACGTTGTCCGATGCTTGTGTCGGCAAAGTGTCGTAGCCGGAGTAGGAGCCAGCATTGGCGTTCAAGCCGTACGAGAACGCCTCTACGATCGTCGTTCCGCCGTCGAAAGTCTTGATGTTGCCTTGCTTCTCAAGAGCGGTCAGTAGGCCATTGTGCTGGGTGACGTTGTCCGCGATTGCAGACGAGCGGGCCTCAATAGTTGTGGCAACCAGGTCACTGAGATTTGGAAAACTCATGTTCTTTTCCTTGTTGTTGAGTTTTGGATTGCGACGGTTCTATTTCTTGGGTAGCCCCTCTTCAGCTCCGCTGGGTGCCCTCGCTTAAGAGCGGAAGTCAAGTGGCGTCACTGGCCGGATTCCGGAGCCGGTGTGACGTCGATCGACATCGCTTCTTCATGCGTCGCTGGCCCGCCTTGTTGATCGGTCGGCACTACGGGGTCAAGCTGTGCTTTGAGACGTGGGTCCATAGCTGGCATCTCGACTCCCCTAGCCACGAACATGGTGAACAACGAAACCATCTCTAGCTGCCTCCATGTCGTGTGTGGTGTTGGTTCACCTTATTTATCGTTGGAAGCGAATCACTCGCCCCCGAGCTGCGCCCACGCCTGTTCAGCCGCCTCTCTCACCGAGAGCTTCCTATCTGGCGCCTTGCTGCGCTGGTTCGATCCAAGCGACGGCTTGACTGATCCAACAGGCTTTGCAGCCGCAGGCTGAGCCGGTGCCTGCACGGACGGCACGGCCGCTGCGCGTGACGACAGCACGGACTTCACCTCCGGATGATGTTGAGTAGCGAACGCGTACGCGTTGGCGAGCAGTTCTGCGTTCGTCGATCCGGTGACGAATCCGCCCGTGATCGCGTTGCCCATCATTTCCCTGACGTCGTTGAAGAACTCGTTCCTGGGATCTGCGGCGAAAGCCTGGATCTCCGCATCGAGCGATGTACTGTGCGCGTTCGCCTCACGCTCGGCGATGCGACGATTGACCTCCTCGTCAATGTCGATCGGCCGATCCTGAGACGCCGCTGATGTCAATGGCGACGTCGGATGTCGAGTTCCCGAGAACAGCTGCTGCAGCGCCGTTGAATCCGGCTGGTACTCGTTGATCAGCTGAAAGATGATCTGCGCCTTCTGCTCCCCACTGCCAAGCGCAAGCGCGTGGTTCATTTCGAGCAGCTTCCCTACGAGCGTCGGTGCGTGGATGTTGTACTGCTGCAGGACCTTCTCGTACGGCGCAACAGTCTTTCTGAACTCCTGGGCGACCTTCCGTTCCTCGGCGGTGTCTTGAAGAACTCTGTTGATGTGCTTGTCGCGATCGACGATGTACTGTTGCAGCGATCGATCTACGGATCCCCACTTCTCGCGCAAAGTCGGTGATAGGCTCGCCGGCGCGTGAATCTGCTCCAACTTGCGGCCCGTCACGGGGTCAGTCCCTTCTTCGCTTTTCGCCGTGGCTTCCGCCTGCGTCAGGACGACAGGTGTCTTCTCCTTGGCAGGCGTATCGAGCGCAGTACTGCCCTCCTTCGCTGCCAGCTTGTCGAAAGCGTTCTCTACGACCTGACGTGTTGTCAATGATTGGTCCTCGTCGGCACTGGTCTGGACCACATCGTTGGCTTGCGTGTCAACAGTTGTGGACTCGTTGCCGGTGGCATCTACCTCAATTTCTTGGTTGGTCATGTCCGTCATCGCGGTTCCCTTCTTGTTCTAGTTAAGTGCTGCGTTCACCACCTTGATAACGTCGTCACGACGCTTCTCGGCATGCGCCTTCTCAGCTTTGGCGCGATTGATCTCCGCCTCGCGGTTCCCCTCGGAAGCGGGCAGGTAGTTGTTCTTCTCCATCCAAGTCTTTAGCTGGCTGCCGGATTCGATGAACGATCGCTCGCCGCCGGCACCAGCGACCTCAAAGCCCTTCCATCCGGTCCAGGCCATCGCACTGACCTGCGGTGTGTCGATCACCTTCTCCGTCTTCTCCCCGCAGCAATGCGGGGTGTCCGCCCGGGACGCAATCGTTCGCGCATACGTATGGCGGGTTCCGCACTGTGTGCACACCGATGAGTACGTCGGCATCAACGACCTCCCGATCGGTCGAGTGCCTCACGGTGCGCGTTCTGGAGCGCGACGGTGTGCTGATCGGCCAAAGCCTTGGCGGCGTCGATCGTCGTCTTCTGGCGGCGTAGCGCAAGCTCTTCAGTACGCAGCTGCGCATCCTGGAGTTGGTCCTGCGCGTCCAGCTGCGCCTGCAAGCGCTTCGTCTGCTCCTGCATCGTTGCAATCTGCAACTGCGTCTGGTTGTCCATAGCGCTCTGCTGCATCCTGAGCTGCGCTGGAGACGGTGGTTGGGGAGTTGGCTGACCTGCTGCGGCAGTCAGCTTGCTGACGGCGTCGTCAACGATCCCTTCAATCGCCTGCGCTCCCTTCAGCCCCGCAAGGCTGAACCGCATCAATTCCATGCCGAGCTGCGCGACCTCCGGCGACTGCTGCGCCACGGGGATGACTTGGGCCAACATCGATGAGACCACCTGGACGGCCTGGTTACGAGCATCGCGGTCGATGTTCCAGTTGGGGAGCTGGATCGAGTCGACGCTGACGGTCAGGCGAAAGTCGGTCAACATCCCGGACTTGAGCAACTGAATCGCGGCCGGGACCAGTTGCTGGTCCGGTAGCGATAGCGTCCCCGCGCGACCGATGATCGTCTGTGGCGTGTAGAACTTGCAGATCAGATGCGCCTTGAGCCGGAGCAAAGCTTCAACGTACTGCGCGACGTCGAGCTGCATCGCAGACAGCCGGGAAGTACCAAACGCAACCTTGTTCTGCGTTGCGACGATCGACTCGTTCGCGGTGACAGCGCCGCGCATGATGTCGGCGATCCCCTCAACCTCGTAGATCTGCTGCTTGACCTGGTCTCGTGCAGCGAGCAACTGCGAGTACGTCGTCGCGATGTCGGCGAGCGGGGTGAACTCGATCGTTCCAGCAAGACCACCCTTGTCCTGCTTCATCGCTGCCCAGTTTGAAACCGGAATCCCTTCCAGTTCTGACGTTGTCGTGTACAGATCTTTCAGTTCATCGAACGAGCTTTCGTATACCCACTTCAACTGGAGGGCTCGGGCAAGGTTCGTGATCCTCTTGTTGATATTGTCCAGTTCGTTGTATAGGTTAGCCGCAAGCGAGAAGTCGCTGATCGGCGTCGTGTTCGACGTTGTCGTGCGTGCAAGCGGCGGCAGCGGCGTAGGAAAGAACTGGTCAAACGCATTCGTGTCTGACTGAACGTCGAGCGGCACAGGCGCACCTTCGGTGATCCAGAAGATGCACTGCGTCTCTTTGTCCCAGATCTCATAGACGTCAACTGTCTTCTCCTCAGATCGCTTCGGATCGAGCGCGCTCTTGGCAGCCCCGTCCTTCGCCGTGTCTGCCTTCTCGTACGTCAGCACGGCGAGCACGTCTTCGGGAGCGGTGCCACCGAATCGGTCCATTACCGATCGCCTGTCCATTGGAATACGACGTGCTACCCAGCGGCACTGCTGCCACACTTGGCACGGCGCCCATAGAAAGTCAGCCCAGTTCACGTAGTCAAGGCATGACTGCTGGTCAGCGATGTCGGAGCCGGCGATCGGAACTCCCGTCACCGGATCGGTGATCGGAGCCTTCTCCGCCTGCTCATAACGCGCCCACATCACGCCGAGGCCGGGCACCTTCCAATCGAACAGCGTCTGCTTGATTGATTGATCAAAGCCATAGATGTCGAGCTCGTAGCAAATATTCCGCTCAAGCAGCATCGAAGCGACACGGCTGACGTCATCATCGGCGTCGTTGAAGCGCCGTTTGATCTCGGGCTGCGGTGTGCGTGCGTACAACGCCGACAGCTTGATATCGGTGTTCGCGAAGAAGAGGTTGTAGTCGCTCTGCGTGTTGCGCCCGCTGGCATCGTTCGATGGCTGCGACGTCAGCCGCGACGCGTACCGCTCAATCACCTTGTTGCCGTCGTTGATGAACTGCTTGCGCTCGCCCTTGCTCGCTTCAAGCTCCTTCAGCCACATCGCCTGCTTTTCCTCGGTCTGGAACTCCTGCAAGACCGGGTCGCCGCCGAAAGCGTCTTCGCTGACAGGCGGCTCGTTCGACGCGTATCCGTCGTTGTTGTTTTTATCCATCGGGTTGCCCTGTTGTTCTTGTTGTTGGCATCACGACATCAGAGGCCCATGCGGTCCGCTGATCGGCGCTGGCGAACCTTCCGGTCGTGCTCCCTCAATGCATCGTTGAGGGTCCATCCCTTATTTACTGATGATCGTGCAGCGGGGTTGCCGACGCCGGATGGCCTAACCCCTATTCCGATTGCCGGACCGCGCGTCAGGAACGATTGAGGACGCTGCTCCAGGCTGCGGCGCAAGTCCTCCGGCTTGACCGCCAGACACAGGTAGCGAAACGCATCGGCGCCGTGGCTCCACTGGTCGTGAGCTGGCGTGTCGCTGTACTGCCTACGGTCGGAGTCCCACTTGCGGCTGTAGTTCCGCAGCGCTTCCAGGCCTCGTGAGCAGCGATCGGCGTCAATCACGATCGGATACGTCCGAAGAACCTTTCGAGTCGCGTCGATCCCGTGATAGACGCGGTTGCCTGCGTCAGGGTTTGGCACTCTCTGCGTCGGAAGCCCGTGCTCAATCAGCGTGTCCATCGCCGACTTCCGGCTGGCGAATGTCCGGTGCAGCGCGTCGTGCGGAACCCAGCACGAGTCGTACTGGTAGGGCTTGAGTAGCAGGCGCTCCGCCAGCAGGTCGGCGTCGAGGCCGCTCTCCTCGAAGTACTCGATCACCCGGATCTCGCCACCGATCACCTGCCAGAACCACACAGCGGTCGCGTCGTTGAACCCGATGTCCATCGCGATCGACACCGGGTACTGGGGATCGTGGGTAATCTGGGGCCGGATCTTGTTGTCCGTCTCCAGCTGTTGGATCTGCTTGCCGTAGTACGAGCCGCGCTGCGCAGCCTCGAAGCTGCATTCGTACTCCTGCTCGTACTCCGCCTCGTCCATATCGCGGCGAAGCTCTTCCAGCTCATGTCGCCCAAGGAGACCTGACGTGCTTGCCTTGAGGTGAAGCAAGAAGAATCGCTCGGGGTCGGCCAGCGCCTTGCGGTACATGTCCCAAAGGCCATTGCCCTTTCCCTTCGGCGTACCCAGGAACACTGCCCATCCCTTGCGGTCAGACAGTGCGGGACGAACGACCTCGCCCCAAAGGCTTAGCTTGACCTGCGCAAACTCGTCGATGATTACGCCGTCGAGGTATAGGCCGCGCAGGCTGTCTGGGTTGTCGGCGCCGGTGACGTAGATCTTGGAGCCGTTCACCAACTCGACGTACAGCTCGCTCTCGTTCACCTTCCTCGCGACAGGTGCTGCGTACTGCTTGAGGTAGCTCCAGGCGATCTTCTTTGCCTGTGCTGCGGTCGGTGCGATGTATGCGTACTGAGGGTTCTGCTTCTTACTGTAGAGAGCCCGCGCGATCAGGTCGTTGACCGACATGACGGTCTTGCCGGCGCGGTCTTCGACGATGACAAATCATGACGGCCCAGCGCTGTATGCGCGAATGGAACGGCATGAACACAGCGCGTGGCTGGTACTTCAGCTGCACTGACGCTGAGGTCATCGTGTGGTCTCCCTGTTGTTCTTGTTATTCATCGTCAAACGAGATCTCGTCCGCTTCGATCACGCGGCCCTGCTCGTCAAGCACCGTCGTGTCGAGCGCCGTTGATGGCAGCGAGTGCTCGATGCGGATCGTGTTGTTCTGGTTGATCTGCTGCGCCTTCGGGGCGGCGTAGTACGCGGCCGAGAACTTTGCGCAGTCGATCCGCTCTTTCAGCGTTGCCTTGCGGCGGATCGGAACCAGTTGTCCGCCGACCACCAGCAGGTCATCGAACTCTGCGTCGGGATCGGTCGCGATCAATGCCAGCAGCTCATGCGGAAGTAGGCCTGCCTCTTGCGCTCGAAGCCGCATTTCTGAGACGAACAGCGGAGGACGATTCGGAACGTGGCTGCTAACCGGCCGGTCAACCACCTGGAAGCCACGCAGATCCTCAACGGCCGTCTGCAGATTGCTGTTCTCTTTCTTGTACTGCTTCGGCATCGGCCCTCTTCCTGCGTTGATGGCGCTTCACCGCTTCTAGGTGAGCCGCCTTGTTGTTCTTTGTGGTCCATCGGTCCCGGTGTTGCCGCAGCAGCGGGCCGTTGCGATGCATCCTGCCGCTGCCGCTCGGATGGATGAAGCCGGGATCAAGATCGTTGTCTTTGCTCATTGCGCGTTCCTCGATGTCGTTCGGAAAGTCAGCAAGCGGCATAGATCGCCTAGAAGCGCTTCAAATCGATTTCATCAACGTCAGTGGCGTCATCTATCGTTCGGCGACGAAATAAACGCGTATATGCCGTTTAAATCGCTCCAGCGTTCTTGACGATTAAACTGCCGCTGAGAATCTTCAATTCTTTGCCACAGCAGAAAAACACCGCAGAAATCAACCGGTTAGCCAGACTCTAGTCAACAGTGATCGAACGTTTGATCCAATGGAGAGAAACACTCACCACGTTTCATTGGTGAAAATCCCCATAAGAAGTCGCTGAGCATACTGTTGACGCCGACTTTCTTTTCCGCCACTATTTATGACTAGCCTTAACCCATGTTATATGATCGATATTATTTATCGATTTCGGAGTTTTGATCAGCTTCAGTCATATAGATGTGACCTTGCACTTCCAACGTCATCGCTACCAACCACGCCCGCTCGGCCTTGTATCGCTGGACTGCATCATTAATCAGTTGAAGCAAGGTGACTTTTAGTGTTGGCTCAATGCCAAGTCGATGCACCCGTTGGATGAGAGTCGCCGGCGTTCCGTTAGACATGAGACGGGACGGGAGACAGACGATTACCGTCTGTCTAGGGAATTTGATTGCTTGCATCTCCATACCATTCCTGATCGATTCTATGAATGGTATTTAGTGCAAGAAAAGAAGCCTGTTGGCCGTTTGGAACAACAGACTTTTAGTGGGATTGGATCGTTTACTTCAGTTCGATCACAGCAGTGATGCGTTTGAGCTGAAATCCAGCCTCCTTGATCTGCTGCCGCAGCTTCGCTCGCGCCCGTTCTTCGGAATCAGCCTCGATCACCTCTTTGAATACCGGCAGCTGGTTCTTCAGAGTGAAAATGAACTGGAAGCGCATTTGGAACTCCGTTGCTTGTTGATGAGTCCAGTTTCAGCTCAGCTCGGTCCAACGACAACGGCGACACGTGGGCAAATACACCCAAAGAAAAAGGGCCCGTAGGCCCTTTGTGTCTCTCAGCACAGCGATTACTTCTGTGCAGCTTGCTTCTTGATGTTTGCCAGGTACGTCGATGCGCCGGCTTTTGACAGCCTTGCTTGCTCCATGAATGCCTTCAGGATCTCCTGACGAGAAGCTGATTTCATCTTGGAGTAGATATCCCGGGCGATATCTGCCTTCGACGCTCCCTCTTTGGTCTTAGGTGGCAGTGCCTTCTGCGAAGACGGCTTCACCATGACGCGCGCAGCTTTAGCCGAGATCACTGCCTTCGGCACGACTTTCGAAGGAGCGCGTTTCTTCGCTACGGGAGCAGTCTTCCTAGCGACGGGCTTGGTTGCTTTGGGCGTGGCCATCTATCAGTCCTCCGTTGGTTGCGGTACAGCCCAATGTCCAACGGACAGCGGGGACAGACAACCGGCGATTGATGGGTGTTTGACCGCGCTCGGCCCCACGTCGCGATCTTAGTTGCAGCTGTACATCTCCGCAGTGTCGCCCAGGTATACGACCTTCCGGCCATCGGCTGTGTACTCGCCTGATCCGGTCTGTCGCACTGACCCAAACTGAGCAAGGCGCTTCAGTCGCTCGGCCTTCGACAAGCCTGGCGCACAGTGATCGAGCGTCGGCTTCTCTTTGCCAAGTGCATCTTCGACTTCCGGAGGAACTACCGGCGCAGTGTCGAGATTCCATTTAACGTCGATTTTGGAATAGCGAGAGTAGTCTTCCACGCGGACGAACTGTGCAAACTCATGACGTAGGCCTCTTGCTTTCCCTTGCTGATCTACTAGACGAGTGAAATCGCGGACGGCAATCTCCTTGCTGAACAGGTTGAATCCATCTTTATCTAGAAATCCAAAGCTTAAGGTTCCTTCACGATTCTTTGGTGCAGAAAGATAACTTGGATATTGATCAAATACCAACTCAACGAACATTTGCCCGTCAACGAGCTTACTTCGCGCATTTAACGACATGCCAAGAGCACTACGGGTGTCCAAGCTCCACGTTGTTACCTCCTCGTATGGCCTTGCGTGTAGCTTCTGCCTAGCCTCATATAACTTATATATTCCGACGGCAGCTGCCGCCACCACGGCTACAGCAATGATTATTGCGATTGCGATCTTTAGGCCGCCCTGTAGAATTGTCCTTACCAAAACCATCCCCTTAGGCATTCAATCTAGCTTCACAGGTCGCCCTTAAGGTAATATTACACCTAGTCGCCTCATGGACGTTTACCTGGATCGATCTTAATCTCTTGCAAATGTACCCGATACGCCTTTACAAGAGAATCAGGCATAAACACAAGCTTCTCAATGTCATCCAACATCTCAGGATATAGATAAAGCACTGGATTCTGTGCATTCAATCGCCATTGCGCTCTAATCATCTTTCTCGCACGCCCTGCATACATTGGATTTTGCCAGATAAGCGCAGGGCGGCTGGGGTGATCTTTCTTCTTCATTACCCCTTCTAACAATCCACCGTTGATCCTGAACAAATGTGGTGCGCCAACGCTACTTTCAGTCACATCCTTCCAAGCTTTGTCAGCGACCGCTTGATTGGGAGATGAGGGAGGAAGCCAGAAGACCTTAAAGATTTGGCAATATCGACGCAACTCCCACACAGTGCGGTCGAGGTCCAACAGTGGATATCCATGTATGGAATACGGAACCTCTAAGTATCTGAATTTACCCACATTGGCTAGATGGGCGATGTACCTACGCGAGCTTTCCGACAGATCAATTTTGAATGGCAGCTTCTCGCATAGCGCCAATGCCCTATCAAGCTCATGCCCGATCTTTTTTGCAGGAATCCGATTATAGAGAAGTATTGACTTGAGGTACTTTTCAATCGCCTGCTGAGCCGACCAGAGATATTGCGGATAGAGTTCCTGCTTGCAGGCTAGACGCGCCAGGATGTAATCCCTATCCGCTTGATCACGAAACGATTGCGTGGCGAACGAGTTCACGAAGCGCTCATGTTTATCTCGAGCATTGACATATCCGACCATCAACGATCTCCCTTAGTGATAAGTGGACTTGCATGAAGGGCATCGCCATCTAGCAACTTGCCGGAATGGCCCAGATAGTTCATTAACGCGAATCTTTGCTGTCCTTGCGTCAAAGCATCCTGTGCAAAAGAAGCCTTCTTCACCAGCGAATTGATAAACGCCGTTTATCAAGGTGGGCTTAGTCGAGTCTTTCACGACAAGTCGTTCCGAAAGTTCTCTATTCTCGTCAAGGAGACGCGCAAGGCGCGTCTTCAGTTCTGCCGCTTCGACCTTCGCGTCGGCCAAGTCAGCGGCTAGGTCGGCAAGTAGCATCTTGAAGTCAGCGTCCTCGATCTTCTTCGACAGCTCTCGAAGCTTCCCAGTGATGGTCAGTGCGCTTTGCAGTGCAGCGATGACGTCCGCCATTTCATATCCTCCCTTGCCCGCGTCACGATGGTGTACACAGTCACGGGGAGGGTACGTTGAGCGGCACCCCGTGACATCCCTTGAATAGGGTGCTTCCCCGCGGACGAGCTGGTGCCGCTGTCCAACGAGGAGATCGAGGAAAATTGAATGAACACACTACCTGCTGTAAATCAACAAGAGATCGCGCGGCGGATTACTATGGCGCTAGCGAAAATTGCGAACTACAAGGAGAGGATAGCGGACATTGAGCGGTTGCTGAACGACGCAAAGAACGAGTTTGACACCGTATCAGCAATCGTCAACTATGCGGAGGCCCATGAACGTCGACGCACCTTATTAGTTGGACTGTTCGTATATCCGAACGACTATGGTGATTTCGAACCTGAGTCCCCCGACTTGGTCGTGCAGTTTCGGGAACGACTGACCTTCCTTGAAGGCTCGATGGACTCGTATGAGCGAAAGATTAAGCGGCGCCGCGACGGCATTAGTTTAATGGAACGCGACATTGAACTATTGAAGAAGATCCAGCTACACTATTCACGGTCGCCATTCGCCCACATGGGCATTGTGGACGGAGCGTAGAAGGAATACGGTGAAATACAGTGGAATGCAGCACCGTATTCGTTTTATCCCGCATGAACAGTGGAGAAAATACGGCAAATACAGTAAATACGGTACTTTTATATAAATTGGATAGACCGCCAATAGTAGAGAGATAGAGAGGCGCTTTTACTGTATTTGCTGTATTTACCCTATTCCGCCACCTCTAACTCCGCGTCAACACAGGGCTTTTTCAAGTCCACGAGGACCGGCTCACAGTATTCCACCGTATTCCCGCTGTATTCCTATCGTCTTTCAACGCTGTCAAAAGGAAAGCCGCCCGGTGGGGCGGCTTCATCACCTGGACGGGCGGGACAACGATTTAGGCAGCGTCCAGCGTGCGGTCGAACGCATTCCACTGCTTCTTGACGACGACATGGAACTTCTTGTTCGTCGCCGTCTTGAACCCGTTCACGCTCAGCCACTTGCCAACCTCGCCGGCATCCTTCGCCGACGGGCTCATCGTTCCTGTGACGCGCTGGATGATCTGAGTTGCGTTCAGCTTCTCGATCGTTGCTGCTGCCTTCTTCAGTTCATCACCGACGACGACCAGCGGCGGAGCCTTATACGGATCGACGATCGCATCGGAGATCATGTCGATCAGCGGCATCGGCCGCTCGAACCGCTTGTTGCTGTCATACAGCTCCTGGCGTTCGGACGGATCGAACCAGAACTGCTCGCCAGCTCTGTACGCCGCGTACACCTGCGCCCACAGTTGCTGAATGTCGATCTCCTTGACCCTGCGGACCGCCTGGACCGCGATGTTCCAGTACCGGCGGTTCTCGCCGGTCTCAGGGAGGAACTGCTCGTCGTTAACTGTCGCGCAAATGCCGGTCCGGCGTGGATAGCTGTTGATCGACTTGGCATACGGCGGCCTGAAATCGTCGTTCTTCTTCGTCAGCCAGGCGCGAAGAGCTGCGACGTCGCTCTTGCGGAAGATGCTGTCGAGCTCACCCAGCTCAACGATCCAGTGGCTGACAACAAGTGCAACGCTGTCCTTGTTGTTCGGATCGAGGCTCAGGCCGTCCTGGAAGAACTTGCTGCGCGGCGGCACAAGACTCGCGAAGAACTGCGTCTTGCTGAGCCCCTGATTGCCTTGGAGGACGAGGACGCCTTCGGTGCCAAGGAAACCGCGTTCGCGATGCTCATCGCTTTCGAACGGAGTGCCGTGCATCAGCAACGCGACGTTTGCAATCATCCAGCGGCGTACGATCTTTTCCTTCAGAGCGGTACTGAAATCGTCGGTCTCAACAATCGCGTCGTAGACGCATTGAAGGCGATCGGTGCCGTCCCACTCGGCGCTGAGGATCCAGTCGCGCGCTGGGTGATATGCATGGTCAGCGCCAATCATCACAAGGTTGCTGACGGCGACTTCGTGCGGGTACTGCTGCTTGCGAGCGCAGTCTGCGACGTACTCGAATGACTCGTTCCGCTGCGTGTCGGCGAAGAAGTCTCGGCCGGATGCCTTGATCTCCAGCTCCTTCGTCATCTCGTTGTACCTGCATGTGATCCCGTAATGGGCAAGAAGCGCCTCGGTGTTCTCCTTGCATCCGACTGGCCTAGGCTCACCACGCCCGTTTGCGCGAACGATCGGGAAGTCGCAGTCCGTATCGTTGATCTCGGCTTCGAGCGCAGCCCTCTCCGCTTCAAGCTCTGCCAACCGCCTTGCGCGGTCATGCTTGTTCGTTGCGCTGCTCATGTCAGCTCCTTGATTTGTTGTTTGAGTTGTTCAAGGCGGGCGTTGATCTTGGCCGCCTTCACCCTGTCGATCACGCGCTTTTCAGTGATCCAGCTCGTGTCGCATGCCGAGCAATACAGGACGCCAAAGCCCGCATCCTTCCGCCAGAACGCGGCGCTCGCCGACTTGTCGTCGTGGAATGGGCAGCGGCAGATGTACTTCCCGCCGACCTCAGTCTGCTCAAGCGTGATGTGAGGGCTGGAACGGAAGCCGACGACAAGCGACCACGGCAGGCGATAGCTGCCGTCAACCTTCGACGATGGCCTAGCGATCGGCTTGTCGATCGGACCGTAGTGGGACGCCAGAGCGAAAGCCCAGTCCGCCGAGCCCACGCCTGTTGTCATCGCGGCTGGCGCCCACCGGTACGCACCGACATCCGTCCTCGACGGCGGCAGGACGACGTAACCGCCATCACCGCGGATGTCGATCCCTTCGAGCACATTTGCGCGATTCGACACCCGCCGCGAGCGGTCATACGCAACGTAGACGTGCGCACCGCCTGACGGGGTCTGAACCGTCTTCGTATCGATCTGTGGATCGTCCGTCGTCGCTGTCAGGAACTGCTGCAGCGCCCTGCGGCCGTTCTTGTCGTTCTTCATGTCGATGTCGATCACCCAGACGGAAGACGCTGCGCCGGTCGCGAGCCCGATGTTTGCGTCTGGATGTTCAGCCCACCATGCCTCAATCGCCGAGCAATCACTGGAGGCGTCCTTGTGGCCGCGGGAACCGGCGAGCGGCACCTTGGTGCCGGGGGTGAGAGGGAACACGCGCCAACCGAGCGACGCGTAGTGAAGCGCCCACTGCTTGATGGGCGACTGTTCGGATAATTCGTTCATCCTGGTCCTTTGATAGGGGCCGGCCCAAGCTCCAAGACCGCGGCAACGGTAGAACAGGACGGATGCATTGCGCACCCTTAACGGAGCTTGGGCCGTTTGATTGGTTAACTGTTTGCCCTAAATCTTTTGAGTTGGTTGCCGCCAACTGTGAGCCAGTACTCAACTTCCTAGTCACTCACATCTGTATTTAGTATCAGTCTCAAAATTTCTTCAGAAAACAGCCGACCGGCTTAGGGTCACCGCTACCAAAGAGCGCGCGCTTCCAACTGGTCCACGATCCTCTCGTACTCTTCTCTTGTTGGTGGTCGATCGTGTTTCCACAGCGATAGCACCAGTTTGGCTCGCCTCTCACACTGCTCCGGCGTAGAACGGTCGCGAGGTCGAGGGACGTGCTCGCAGGTATCCCTCTTCTTCCGTCCTTTCCCTGTCTGGATAAGCGCGCGCAGTTCGCGGTCCTTCCAATCAGTATTTCGGCTGAGACCGCTGACACTATTTGTCAGATGGAACCTGTACGACAGTTGGTCGATCCACCACGCTTCGAGGTCAGCGAGTTGATCGACGGGACACTGGTCGACGACCTTCGCGGAGATCGTCTGCCCTTCGTTGAGCAGCGCTCGAATGTGGCCACACTTATGCGTGCTACCACCTCGGCGCGCTTCGCTGAGATGCTGTCTCAAGCGTTTTACAGGGTCGATTGAATGACCACAGTAGAACGGTCTGTTGTCGTTCCCGTGCAAAACATAGATGTACTCAAGCTCTTCTGCTCGCTGTTGTCCCATCTGCAACTCCTAAATCTATATTTAGGGCGCAGATAGGGCAACGTTGAGCTTGATCAATCTTTAAATGCCCGTTCCGTTGGGGCGCCTCCCTTCAGATCACGTTATGCAGATTACTTTTCGTCCTTCAGCTCGTACGTGAATGTGATATAGGACCGGCGGGTACGGAAGCCCGGAAGACCAGACTTGATCGGCTTACGCCCCTTGATCGACTTCCTATTGAGCATCACATGCGTGCACCCTTCGCTGATCAGCTCGACTGCCTTCTCGACCAGCCGCCGATCAGCATTCGGATAGATGTAGACCATCCTCTTGTTGTACCGCAGCGACGTAGTACCGTATCCGGGAATCCGGCGCATGAAGCTGAGCCATTCACGGCAACCGATGACCGGACTGAGTTCCATCA